TTTCCTAGTGTATTCTTCATTAAAGAAAAGATTACGTAAGATTGTTGTTTCTATTCTCTCGTTATTTGTCAATGATAAGTGTTCCATTTTCTAATTGTTGTTCAACTAATTCTACTAATATGTCACCAATGTAATATCTAAAATCCTGGCTTTCAACATCAACCTTTTCAGGATTTTGAAAAATATCATAAGTAAACTTTAAAGGTATTTGACCTTGTTCATTTTCCTTAGGTGCAAACTTTACTTGATTGTACTTATACACCACTCCTTCATACTTACCTTCAGTAAGTTTAATACAAGTAAAATCATCACCTTCTCTTTGTGCAAAGACGTAAGGTTTATTTTTTTGATTCTTCTTCTTCTTCTGATCCGTAGCTGAATTTTCGTTTTGCGACTTCATCTATCTTGTCTAATACCTCTTTTGTAAAATACTTTTCAGGTTCATCATTAATGTTTTTACCAAAGACTTTAGACCCATCTGGCATTTCATATCTTGTAGATACTTTCTTAAATAAACCAGCTTCTTCAGCAAGTTCAATAAGACCATAATATTTGTCTAAACCTTTTTTGTAACTTAATTTAACATCAATTTGTGCATTTTCTTTTGTTAACCTTGACTTGTAATTTTTACAATGTATGATATTTCCAACGACCTCGGTACCGTCTTTTTCTTTTCTCTTACCAAGATAGATGATTGATGATGCAGCGTATTTCAAACCACTTCCGCCACCCATTTCTTTTTGAGGAAACATTGAACCAATGACATCATAAGTGTGGTTAGTCATTATCATAGGTATATTTGCTTTACCTAGTTTCAATGTTAATACTCTAAATGTTGATTTGACTATTTGTGATCTAGTCATATCTCTTGTTTCTTTACCAGCAGCAGTATCTTCCATTTCTTTTGTAGTAGATAACATACCTAAACTATCTAATACAAACATTAAAGGTTTTCTACTTGCTTCTGGTTGTGAGATATATTTGTCTAAAATTTTTATTGATTGATTTCTAAATTCTTGTACTGTGGCAACTGGTACAATTACCATTCTTTTACTATCTACACCACGACTTTCAATCATCTCTTTTGATATAGCACTTTCTGATTCAAAATAAATCACACCAGCTTCTTTATTCATATCTAAAAAATTTTTACAAATACCTAAAGCAAAAAACGTTTTACCTGTTGCTGCTTCGCCAGCAATTGCTGTAATCTTATTTCCTGGTAGACCTCCATAGATACTACCTGATAACAATGCATTAAAAGAATATGAACCTGTATCAATAAAACTTGTTACATCTGCACTATCAACACCTTCACTTACAAGTGAGGCGTATTCATTTCCTGTTTCCTTAATTATATCTTTTAGAAAGTCGCTCATAATCCTCCTTTTCGTCTTCACTAAAACTTAACATTATATTATTCCTACTAATACCAATACTATAACACGAATCTAGTATTTTGTCAAGTGTATTAGAGAGAAAGTCAAATGTCATATATTCTTGTTTCTTATATATTATGATTCTCATTTATATTTAATATACATCTTATATCTTTGGTAGGTTGTTCTGCTGTATGCCAATGTAATCCATCAAATACTACAACTCTACCTTGTTTAGGTGTAATTCTTTTTAATTCTTTTATATCTTCAAAATATGGAATGTCGCCTGGTGATTTACTTTTATAATCATATATTATTGTATCGCCGTCACTATCTGTTATATAATATAAAAAAACTAAATGTGGTTCTGTTCTATCTAAATGTGGAGTATCCACACCTTGACCTATAAATTCTTTATTTAATGGTAATTGTAAAAATGATCTTATTTCTAATATTTCATCTTCAGCATTATATGGTATCATTTCCATTTTCCATCTAATCATATAGATTAAATTTTTAATACTCATATGTAAATTTTTAGTATCAAAAATTTTTTTAAAACCTGGTCTTCTTTGATGTGAGTTATTTTTTAAAGAAACATCATCTACATATGTCCAACCATCATCATTAAGTATATATTTCTTAATTATTTCTTGGTCGTAAATATCTATAATATCGTCAAATATCTTTATCACTAATTTTTGCTCTTAATATAACAGGTCTACCTTTAGATGATGATAATTTTTTTATCTCTTTAGGTTCCCCTTCCCATTCAAATCTATATTTTTTATCTTGTGGTATCCATCCTTTTGGTGGGTCTTCAAAGTCATCACTTACTACCTTTGACCACAAGTTATCAAAAACTTCATCTTGCGATACCATACCAAAATCATTATATACTCGTCCCTCAAATTTATTTAACATATTTTTGAGAGCTTCTTTATTGTATTCTATCTTTCTTTGATAGTCCCAATATTCTTTTAAGTCCGTGTATTGTGCTTTAGTAATTGGCATTGCCATACTATTTATTCTTCAACGCAATCGCACCTATGAAATTAAAATTCTGCCAAAAGGTATGTACTTCAAAACCAGCCTTGTTTAACATTTCATATAATTCTGTTTTTGTATTTGGCTTCATCATATGTCTCAATGTAACTTCTTTATCTAATATTTCTTTATCTGTAAAGTTTTTTCTTTTGTGGTCATAAAACATAAAAGTCATCATATCTTGTACTTTTGGATTACAACTAAAAGTCTTTTCTGAAAAGATAAATGCGCCACCTTTATTTAAACCATTATAAACTTTGTTAATAACTTCTTCTCTATCTTTTGGTTTCATAAATTGTAAAGTAAAGATAGAAGTAACTAAAGAACAATTTTGAAAGTCATACTCTCTAACATCACCTTTAAAATAATTTAATTGAGGATATTCGTCTAGGTCTTTTTCATAATCTTTAAAAAAGTCTTCTTCAATTTCTATACCTGTGTATCTAGCTTGTGGTATATGTTTGTGATTTTGTTTAATCATAGCCTTCAATAGTTTACCTGTTGAACAACCTAGATCAACAACTTCTGTATAATCTTCAACAAAATATTTTGATAAAGATAAAACATCATTCCAAAGATTTGTATAACCTCTTACAGAATTTTCTATATGATTATCAAAACCTTCTTCTGATGTAGCAAATGTAAATTTAGTCATTATATATTCTCCTTATATGGTTTCAATACTTTTTCATATACACTTTCAGCAAGTGCTTTCATCATAAGAGGTGGTACCATACGACCAATTCTTTCTGATTGTTGTTTATGTGCACCTGTTAATTTAAAATCTTCAGGTAAACTCATAATTCTTTTTAATTCTTTAATTGTAAATTTTCTATCTTCAAAAGGGTGACACGTACCAGCGACACCAGCAAGATTACCCATCGCAGTAATTGTTGGACTAGGCTTCTTTAAACTAGTTCTTTTTAAATTAAAATGATGACCTTTATCGTGGTAATCCATACCTGTTAATACTTTATCAGGATTTTTTGGCATTTTAGCCAAAGTTTTACCAACTGCTTTATCTGGACCAAGTGCTTTAAAAAGATAATCTAACTCATCTTTGTCTTCATTTACTATATCATTAATTGCTTCACCTAGTGTTGTTTGTTCTTTATTTGCATCTGGATATAATTGATACATTGTCATAAAATTTAAACCAATCTTATCAGCAATATCTTCTCTTACTCCTATAAAGAAAGTTCTTTTACGTGATTGAGGTACACCAAAGTAACTCGCATTTAAAACATTCGCAACTACAAGATAACCAATTTCTTCAAATGTATTTTGTATCTTATGAAAATACTCTTTTGCTTCACCCATTGTAAGACCTTCAACATTTTCACCTATAATTACTTTTGGTTGTATTTCTTTTGCCACTCTTAAAAATTCAAAAAATAAATCTTCAACATTTTCTACACCTTTAATGTCACTATATTGTTTTGTTTTACCAAAAGCATCTGCGTGTGTATTACCTTTTCCGTGTGATACTGAACCAGCCATACTAAACGCTGAACACGGTGGCGAACCATCAAGTATATCAAGTTCACCTGGTTTTAAATTAATCTTTTCTAAAAAATCTTTTCCTGTTAACTTTTTTATGTCACCAGGTATAATTAAAGTATTTGGATAATTTTCTCTATATGTGTTTTGAGCTTCAGGTACAAATTCATTAATCGCAAGTATCTTACCACCAGCCAATCTATAACCAGTAGATGAACCTCCGCCACCAGCGAAAGTAGATAACACTTTAAATAGTTCTCTTTTTTCACTTTCTAATGTGTCTTTTAATGTATATCTTTGGTATTTGTACATATTGATACTATATCATATTTTATTAAATTTGTCAACCTCATTACCCCAATTATCCCAACCTGGTTGTTGATTTCTAGCAAATAACTCAATATATGGACCTTCTAATAATGATTCTATACGTCCATATATCTCATCTGGTTTTCTGGAGTGTTCTCTACGATTCGATACAACTAACTGATCTACATTACTAGACATTCTACGAGGTTTACCCTTAGTGGCTAATAGTGCCATTTCTGGATTTGCTCTTGTCCAATAACCTAAACCTTTAAAGTAATCGTTATTATTTTTGTTTTGTTTAACCCAAGTAAAAGCAACTGTTTTATAAGTGAAACCCCACGCCTCTATAACTTTAAATGCTTGTTGTAGAAACGGATCTGTCACCCACATTATAAGAGTGGAATTGTCCTCAGCAAGTTTACTAACAGGTAAAGAAATAATGTCAGAAATACTAGCGCAAGAATAATGCCTAGTGGCGTTTCTTCCTTCTCCTTTTTGCGAATATGATTTAAAATACCAAGGAGGATCTGCATAAATTACTTTATATTTATTTTTAGGAAAAGATATAATTCCCATAGTTAGTTCATTCCATATGTTATAAAAAAATATTTTATCATTATACAAATCATTAAAAAATGAAATATAGAAATTGATGTTGTAGCTGCTAAATACATACCTAATGCAAAAGACCAATGTAAAGTTATAATTAATATTAATAAATTTGTTATCATTCAAAAAAACTTTCTAAAGATGCTTGTTTTTCATAGTTCCAACCTATTGAGTTTAATATAAATCTCAAAGGGTCTAAAAATGTTTTTTCAAATTGTACTTCATAATCAATATATTTAGCCAAGTTAAATTCTTTAGGAAGTTTTGTTATATAAGAAATCACATCATACTTAAATGGATTTGCTTCTATTAGTTTTATAAATTTAATTTTATCACCCTCTTGTATAAGAGGATATTTGTTTGTTAGATTAAATTGTTGTATTTGATGATTATAGATTAAAGCACCTTTAACGTGTATAGGAGTTCCTTTAATAAAAATATTACTTGCGTGTCTATACTTTTTAATATTATTACAAGACCTAGGAAAAGATATTTGTTCAGCGTCTAATGTAAAAAATTCTTTTTTAAAATCAGCAACAAATTTATGTAAATCATCTTCTTCTTTGTTCATTATAATTTCAATTGCTTCTTTAATCTTACCTCTACATACTTGAGGTGTAGATGACTTAACTGCTTCAATACCCATAATCTTTAATTTAGGTTTTGATAATCTAATACCTTCTTCATCTAATACACTTAACATATATCTTTTTTTAGCAGTCCAAATACCTTTATTCGCAATTGCTTCTCTTTTCATTACTAATACATTTTTAAAGGCGTTTGTATAATCAGCAAGTTCTTTAAAACATTTATTAATAAATGGTTCTAATCTAGTTCTTACAACTTTGTCTATAAAGTTTGTAGTTTGTTCTAATGTCTTTTCGGCACAAGTTAATTTTACAAGTTTATCTAAAGTAATATAAATTGAATCTGTATCTGATGCAACAACGTAATCAATCTTATCGTGTGTTTTTAAAATACGATTTAAATATTCATTCATTTTGTTTTCAATATAACGAATAATAAATTGACCTGCAGTAGTTATACCACTTGCTTGTCTTACATCATAATATCTAAAATATTGATTACCAATCGCACCATAAGCAGAATTTAAAGCAATCTTTTTGGCCCATTGTATATTATGACAACGAGAAATTTCTTTTATAAGTTCTGGACTTTTAGTTTTTTCATATTCTTGTTTTGCCTTTAACATTCTATTTTTAAAAACAACTCTTTCATTATACATTGTTTCCATCATTTCAGATAAGAAACCTTGACTATCTGTTTTAAATAAAGCACCGTTCGGAGTTATACAAGCGCCTTCAGTTTTTAAATAATCTAAAGGCGTTGTATGTGATAAAAGTTTATTGACGTTTATGCCAGAAGATTTGACGCCAATAATCTTTTCTGGTGAGATATTATACTGTATAATAATATGTGGATATAGAGAGTTTATATCAAAAGAAACAATCCATTTATGCATACCTGTAATAGGTTCTTTTACATAAGCACCTTCATATTTTGTTTCCTTAACGTGTTCTTCTCTAGGTGGTACACATATTTTTTTAGTCATTAAATGGTTTGCAATTAATGTATCCCACAATCTTACCTGCGAAAATATATCATTATAATTTACTTTTGATTCATAAGCAATAGTTAATGATAAATCAATTAAACCTAATTTGTCTTCTAATTGATCTACTATTTCCACATCTTTAATATTGTAATCAACAAACGATTGAAAGTTCTTTGTATACCATTCTCTAAATGTATCATAAGGATTTTCATCTTTACGAATACCTAGTTCAGTGTTACCTATAAAATCTAACTTATAACTTTCTTGTCTTGTTGGAATATATTGTTTATATAAATCCAAATAATCTAACATAGTTATACCAAACAAATTATAAACTGTTTGTGGACGACCTTTAACAACAATCTCTTGTCTTTCAATTAAGTTCCAAGGTGACATACGACTAGCAACTTTGTCACCAGCTATCATTTTGATTCTATTCATTAAATAAGGTAAATCAAAAAATTTAGTATTCCAACCTGTAATAACATCTGGATGGTTTTTGATCCAAAATTTTAAAAACTCAAATATAAGTTCTTTTTCATCTTTACATTTTACATAAGTTACATCAGTTCTATCTGTTTTAAAATCACCAACACCCCAAGTAATAATAGATTTGTTTGATTGATTTTTAACTGTGATACAAAGTAATTCTTCAATAGGATTTTCTACATCTGGAAATCCACTTTCAGCACTACATTCAATATCAAGTGTAAATATTTTAATATAGTCTTTAGACCAGTCTATACGACCTGGATACTCTTGTCCAATATATTGATAATGGTATCTTTCTAAACCATAAATTGGTGAGTTTTCAGTCATAACATCTCTTTTAAATTTTCTTGCTGAATCAATAGATTTAAAAGTAATAGGTTTTAGATATTGACCTTGAAGTGTTTTATAATCTGTTTCATCTCTAGTTAAAGCATAAAGTGTAGGACCAAAGTTTATTTTTTCTTTGAAGTCCTTATTATCGTGTATACCTCTAACAAGAAGTTTACCTTTATGTTCTATAACTGATTTGTAAAATTTCATAAGTCTTTTAATAATGTAGCAATTAATCCGTTATGTTGTTTTGTTAATACTATTTGACAAGCCAATCTACTTTGTTTAGGTTTAAATTCAGGTTCATATTCTAATAATTCAATTTCAGCAGTATCATTTGGTATACTACCAGTTACACTTCTAAATCTTTCATCTATATGTACGTGACAAGTACAACACGCACAACTACCTCCACAATCCGCTGGTATTTCTGGTATAGCGGTTTTTGAATAGTCTCTAGCAGCCTCCATTAAGGTTGCACCTTCAGGAACATCAACTGCTATTTTTGATCCATCACGGACAAAATAAACAGTTATCATATTACAACTTTGGTATTTTAGTTTCTGTAATTAATCCTGGCGCAGTAAGTATGCTACTTGTATTCTGCTTATATGATTTTAATATTTCTTCTTTAGGTTCAACACTTGAAATTATACTTTGAGTTTGAATTTCAATGTCGTCACTTTTTGAATATGGACTATACAAAGTCATCATTAATTGTACAGGTTTTCCTGGACCTTGCTGATGTGGTATGATTACAAATGCTTTGTTTAGTTTTGTTGTTTCTACCGATCTATCAATAACCTTTGCGATTATATCCTCTCCAGTAGTTAATCTTAGTATTTTCACTTCTGACATAATATCTCCTTTTTATATAATATAACACAAATTGACTTATTTGTCAATGTTGCTAGGTTCTTTTTGAAAACCAACTTTATCTTGTTTACCTTCTTTTTCAATAGGTTTCATTCTTTTACTTAATACAAAAGTTCTATTTGGATTTACACTTACATTCATCTGTCTCATTAAGTCTCTATTAATTAATATATCAGAACCTGAACGAGGTCTTGCGTCTAATCCTACTTCTATATCTTTATATGTAAATCCATTAAAATTAATATCCATTAATATAGTTGGTCTCGTTTCTGATGGTTCTTCACCATCTGCGTTTGCTCTATAAACTTTACTTGTGCCGTGTCTTGGTTTAGTGTATGTTTTACCATTATACTTCCACTTAATTGTTTTTCCTTCTTCTAAAATTTCATCAGCGTGTAAAGCACAAGCTTGTGATCCATTACCTGTGTCAAATTTTGCTCTTACTTTTCCTAAATCTTCTAACTCTACTGTTTCTAACCAACCACATTCACTTGCGGCTTGTCTATCCCAATGAGTTCTTTTTGACACCCAATCTATTACATTCTGCATTAATATTTCACCGTTTATTCTTCCTGATGGTTCAGGTTCTGAATAATAATCATTATATTGATAGCCCTCATAATCTGCGCCTGATCCAGGACTTCCATTTATTTCTAATACATATGATTTACCTTTATAGACGATATGATCTACACCTACCATATAAGCTTTTGAAACTCTACTTGCTTTTAATACAAGTTCTTTTTCATCATCACTTAATTTATATGGTTTTGCTTCAGCGCCTCTATGTGTATTTGATCTAAAATCATAACTAGAGTGTATTCTTTGTGTACTCGCAAATATCTTATTATCAACCACAAACGTTCTTACATCAAACGCTGTTGGCATATATTCTTGTATTAGAAGTTCTGCATCGTGTTTCCATAATGCTTGAATAGTAGATACTAAAGACTCATAACTTTCAATCTTAATAACTCCTATACCTTGAGTTCCTGTAAGTGTTTTTAATATAATTGGAAACTTACCACCTACTAACTTAACAGCGTCATCTATATTTTTTTCATTTGAAACAAAGGCGGTACGAGGTGTTGATATACCAAATTTTTCAAATAATAAAGCTGATGTTAATTTATTATCACAGGTTAACATTGCTGCTCTTGTATTCACCATAAAAGCTGATGAGTTTTGAAATGCAGATATTAAAGATAAACCTGCTTCATCTTCTACTGCTCCAGCTCTAGTAATACAAACAGTATCTTTACCTAGAAAAGTATGTTCTGAGTCTCTACCGTCATAGTTGTAAACTGTTAATGTATTTTTGTCTTCGTCTTTTTGTGTGATGATAGCGTGTTTAGTATTGATAATGATACAATCAAAACCCTTTTTCTTACAAGCTTTTTCTATAAGTGCAACAGTTAATTCTTTTTTAGCTGGTGCTCCAGGTTTTTGTTTTTTTACATTTGGTGAGGATTTAGTAATAATTGCAACCGTAATGGGTTTATCCTTACGTTCTAAATCTTGTTCTGTAATAAAATCTTTAAACTTCGGTACTTGCATCTTCGCTATCTACTGTCTCTTTTTTATCTTCAATTTTCTTTCCAATATTATATTTTGCTGATAGCGTCCATTCTTTTTTTTCTTTAAAAGGTAAAACTTTTATTTGACTTAATGGTGCTTTATTTTCAGCAGCCGTTTTATCAACAATGTCAATTAAGTTCCAATCTTGTAGTAATAATGCAATTGTATTTCGTCTTTGTATGTCGTTTTCTATAAGTGTTGCTTTTTTACCATCAAGAGCAAATAGTTCTTTAAAATGTACTATGAAATATTTTCCTTGTTTATGTAAAATGTGACAAGACTGATATAATGTTTTGTCTTTTCTGGAAGCTACACCTATTCTAGTTAAAGTTTCTCTAACTTTAAGAAAGTCATCTGGCTGTTTGATTGTAACCTCTAACATATCCGAAGAAGACCATTGTATTTCTTCACTCATTTTTTTCTCCCACCTTTTTCAAGGCTTAATTTAATTTTTTCAATTTCTTGTTCTGTTAATATGTTAAGAGCTTGTTTAGCTTTTTCATTACTATATCCATAATACTCTTTTACATACTCTAAATGATTCAATTTGGTTTGTGATAGCCATTTACCGCCAAATCGTTTCTTTTTTCTAATACTATTTATGTAAAAATGAAATTGTATTTTTTTATCTAAAAAGTGATACCCATTCATTTCATTTGCCTGGGCTATACAATCATAATGCATAGATAAACACTTATTAATAACATAAGGAGGATATTTTTTCTCCCAAGTTGTGTCGGGTGTATCTAATAGATTTTCTTTTGAAAAATTAATTGCGTTTAAATAATCACGTAACTCATACATAATAAAATATTTTTTTTTATTTTTTTCTATTGTGTCTGCCCATATACCACTCACCTGGTTCATAATTCCAACGTTTACCGTGATGACCTTTTATGTCAGCATACCAC